AACAAGTATGCTGATGCACAGGTTGTTTTACCGCTTTGACGCGGTAACATGTTAACATTGAATCGACTGTTGTGATAGCTGGCTAATAATCTTACTTGATAATCATACGGCTCAAATAATACCTTACCTCGTACTGCATGTTGGATGTGGAAAAAATTGTTGGCAAAATACAAATACCCGTTTTCTGGGTTCATGCAGGCCGCGAAATCCTTAACTTCGGCTTCGGTAAACTTTGATCTCGTGTGCGCCTTTTTGACAAGTACGCCTTCTAATGATTTTGACATAGTTTTATTTACACAAAAAAATAGCTCCCGAAGGAGCTATTTGGCACTAAGTGCAGAGTGCTAACTGCGACGAATTAACCGTTAAGTTTTTTGTTTAATGATACGATCTCGTTTGATTCGTTCATACTTGGTGGTGCTGAAGGTGACGAACCAGTAAAACCTTTCTTGAGATTTCTCCAAGCCGTTTCTATCCAATCTATGCCTGAACCAATAGATGCGCCTATTTTTTGTGTTGTAGTTGCAGTATCGGGATATTGTTGATCTTGGTCTGTTGTATGAGCATTCATAGCCTGATCATATGCAAATTTTGTTCTGTCGCCGTTGACGCCGTCGGGTCTAATCGGGTGCCCATAAGCATCTTTATAACCATTTTTTCGTAGCCATACTTGAATGTCATACAGTTTAGGATGACCATTTGGATCAAGCCCTGGACGATCTGCCTGTGGTTTAACATTTTGTGTAATATGGTTAACGGGTTGATCTGGCATTGCCGGGCCACTAGAAATGGGACGACCAGATGTTGCAGGCAAAGTGCCTGAAGGACGAACGGGTGTTGTCGCGAAGTTGCTTGGGCCCTCTTCTCGAATTATTCCTTCGCGTAATTTAACTTCTTGATATAAATTAGCCAATTGATCTAATAAGCCGCCTTCTCTTAATGAGTTTACGCCTGCTGGTTGGCCTGGACGAACACTTTGTTGATGCTGTTTGTTTAATCCGCCTGACAATGTTTTAGTCATGTAATCAATGCCTTGGTGTCTTACATCCGGACGATTTGCATAATTTTCTTCCATATCTTCGTCACTCATACTGGCCGCTGCCGCTGCCTTAATCTTTTGCTCTGGGCTAACTGCTGATTTTTCTGCGCCTAAAGTTTCGTCGTCGATAATTTCTACATCGCCATGATGCTCGCCTGGTTCTAATTCTGCGTGTCCCATTTCTGGTTCGTCATGATCCATTTCAATGTCGCCGATTGGGCCGTCAATTTCAATAGCACCGTCTAAATCTGGAAGTTCTACCGGAGTATGTGCCACAGATGAGTGTCCTTGTGCCGCATCTTCGATATTCTTTAATACATTCATTAAATCACGGATACCGCCTTTACCCTGTGCGTTCATGCTAACATTCATGCTAACAGAATCTTGCTGTGGAGGTTGCATACCGGGCATTGAGTGTGGCATACCCATCATACCTGGCAACGGTGCCATATCGCCACATTCTGCTACAGGAGTATTGCCGCCGGCGCCGCTTGCATTTTTAGCAGGTGTTCCTGATGTACTGAAGTTTGTAAAATTGTTCTTTTCAAAACTATGAGTTTCAAAAGACTCCATCAACGTTTGACTTTCGTCAATTTTTCTTAATTTTTCTGCTAGTTCATGAAAATTCATATTAGTTTCCTTTAATGCCGGGATGACGATCCACAGCATGTGGTGTTAGTTTAACTTGCTTAGTTAATAGACTGCCCATACCTGATTTTTCAGTTTCTTTAGACTGTACAGTTTGTCCGTCTAATTTAGGCATACCGGCAAATAGCTGATCATTTACGCCCTTGTATTCTTCTAAGCCATGTGGTTCTAAACTTTTTAGAAAAGTCATGATCTTTTTGTCGCCCACCATGTCTTGATGATCTGCGGCAACATATGGACTATTCAATAATGCTTCGTCTGCATTTTTAGATTCTGTTGTTTCTAAACCATGCATGTACTGAATATTTAATTCTGTTTCTTGTTCTTCGCTAAGTGTACGTACTACAACATTCTTTTCTGGAATGCCCAATTTAGTATGAATAACATCGCGAATAATTGGAGTAATTGTTGGATATGTCAATGCGATATCAAACACTGTTACTTCTCTAAATTTTACGTTAGGAAAGTCGATTGGGCTTTCTTGGATAGGTGTACGTTTAGCATTTTTAATGCTTTCAACGTTAAATTGTGATAGTGCAATCTTAAGATTCGTTGCAAAATCTTTAGGGATATCACCTGCAATTTTAACCTTATATTCATAGGTTTTCTTGCTTTCTGTTAAGTATTCTTTGTATGATTTCATATTGGCTTCCATCATGTATTTATTTCATATTCTTTAATTTTTCAATCAAACTGTTACGATCTGTAATAATAACACCTTCACCGGATATAGTAACACCTTCGTCGGAACTTGAATCATTGTCCAATTTCTGCTTTTTCAATTGTAAATCTATCATTTTTATCTTTTTATCCAGCTTGGCTGTTTTAGCTGTAATAGCATGTCCTAACATACTTGCCGCCACTTCGAACATACGAGCACTATAACGTGCTTCTACATTCATGCCAAGATCCATGATATCTTCATAAGCATCTTTGGCTTTTTGTGCTAGTTCGTCTAGCTCTTGGTCGCCCAAATCGCCTAGACCCTTTACTGCTGGTAATGCGGCCGCTATTTTATCAAACTCGCTGATATCTCTTAATAGCGGCGGTACTGCCGCTGACAGATCACGTTTACTTTCTTCTGCTTTTACTACCTTTTTACTTTCAGGTAAATTAAGTATTTCTTCAAGTTTTTTAGTCATACTTTACTTATCTTCCAGTCTGGCTGAATAAATCATTTTCATTAAGCACACGAAACTTGATTCCTTGCTGTTTAGCCCATGCACTTGCACTAGCCCATTTAGCTTGGTTTTTTACATACTGTGCTTGATTATATTTGTTCTTTCCTACACGTTCCAATATAGCTTGACTAGCAGGCTTAATTTCAACTAGCTCTGTATGTACTTGATGATTTTTATCAATATATTGTATAAAAAAATCCGGAACATAAACGGTTTGCTTACCTGTTAACGGATCCCTGTATGGAATTTTTACAGCTTCACTAGCCCATTTCTGTACACTGACATTAGTATCGCAAAAATTCATAAAACTCCATTCCCAGCTTGATCGGTATGTAGGTACGGTCAACCCTACATATTTTTCGGGGTGCTTCATGACAAACTTACCTTTTGCGAATCTATTGGCCATACTAGACTAGGATGTTTCTAGATTCAATTGGGCTAGTTGCGCCGATAACTTTATATCCTAACAAACTTGTATTTTCTCGATACGTGTTCATTACCTGCGTAATTACCTGTGTCAATTGTAAATCTGTAATAGTTTTCAAACTATCTAATAATTCAAATACCTTAACTCCGTCTATACGGGCTTGGTTTAACATTACTATGCTGATAGTTCTTGCACTGTTGATATCAAATCCTCGTTTTTGAAAAAAACCAACGACTGCATCAATTTCACCTGCGGGGAAGCTAACTGGATACTGATAAAATTTGTCAAAAAACTGTCTGACAACGGTAGAAGTATCAGTATTACTGTTTAAAGGTAAATTTGTTTGATTCATTATAAATTCTTTGATTTAGCTTCAGTTTTAGTAGTATTGCTTTTTGTCGGAACTTGTATGTTTGACATGTTTCCGCCCGAAGCGGTATTAGTAGTCGTAGTAGATGTTCCTTGTGCGACTGGAACTGCACTATTGGTGTTTTGATAACTGTTAACTGTCTTGATAGCGTTGTTAATAAAATTAGATTTATTTCTTCTAGTTAAATCTGCATCCAACAGACTTGATCCAGATTTAATAGCATTAATGTTACTAGTAGAATTTAATCCAACTAATGGACTTGGCACTTGGTCGTAATTTTCAACTCCGAAGCCTTCGGGGTCTCCAGCTTTTACTATCCCAGATCCATACTCTACTGCTTCAAATGCAATAGTCATCATATTGTCATGCGGCATTTGCGACTGTGCATAATCGACAGATTCATGGCTCCAGCTAGTAACTATGGGATTAATAAGTTTATAACTTATATACTGCCCTTGAGCCATTTGGTATATTGTGATGTAATTAAAAAACGAACCGGAACTTCCGCTATCTAAACCATAGGCATTTCTTATAAAATTAAATTTTTTATTTGCTGTTTGATTAAATGCGCCTGGTGTTCTGGC